GAAATCATCGTGCGCCCTCAGCTGATGCCAATCGAAGCACCCAGCCCGCTGATAGCGTCAACGGTTGAGGCTAAAGTCGGGTTAGAGTGAACGCGGTTCTGCACGGCCAGCGCGGCCAGCATCATGCAGCGGATCCCGGTATTGGCAGCTTCCAGAATGCCGCGGCGACAGGTTGCCGTAATACGCTCCGGGTTCGCGGCGTTAGCGGCCATATGCCCGACTTCGGCGGTTGCCTTCAGCACGTACGTAGGAAACTTTTCTTTTGCCAGCTCGTTAACCGGCACGCACGGCAGACATTGCAGTTGCGCCAGCATTCCGTCCATCAGCGTGGCGTCTTCGGTCAGATCGGTAAGCAACAGCACTTCAGGAACGGTCAGCTGATGCATTTGATCCGGGTTCAGCTTGTTGCGCAGGGTCTGCACTTTCATACCTGCCCGCTGCGCCAGCTCCGTCATGTTGTGCGTGAGCGCAAACTTGCGGCAGGCATCGTCGTAATCGGTATGTGTGGAAACACGAAAATCAAACATGAATATTCCCTTTCGTTATCCCAATATGGGTCCGTCAAGCCTGAACTGTGATGTGATAGCCAGACGCGGCCTCTACGATTAACGCAAGCATGTTGACTTCAATCAGGCCGTTTGCGCCTTCTTTCTTTCTGATTGGTAAGCGGTTTTCTTGGTACATCTTACGAGCAGTACGCTTGCAGATGCCGGTGCGTCGGCAGTACTCATCCAGAGAGATGAAGGGCTCTGAAATCACAAAGTTGAGATTAGGTCGCATTGAAAAATCACTTTTCATAATGCAAGATTCCTTTTGGGTTTGGGATGTATCTATTTGTCACTATATGGCACAACTCACGAAACGAAATATAGGATCACAAAACGCCAATGTCAACATACAACAACACTAAACGGAATGAATCAAACCTGGTTCGTGAATCTGTGGAAAGTAACAAAGGCGGTAAAGAGGTTATTTTTCGCATTGTTGAAGCCTATGGATTCAGCAGCAGACAGGCTTTATGCAACCATTTAGGCGTTTCACAAAGCACGCTTGCTAACCGCTCAGCACGCGATACATTTCCTGCTGATTGGGTCATTATTTGTCATGTCGAGACTGGCGCATCGCTAACATGGCTTTCTACAGGCAAAGGCGTACCGTTTGAGGATGCCCCGAATTCACGAACAGTGATTTTGGAAAGAAAGAAAATCTCAAATGGGATGCTTGAGGATGCAGGAGATCACCTTTTGGATGGTGAGCATCTACAAAGTGGATTGACGTCTCCATTCATCGTAGAAGCAGATAGAAGCACCTACCTCGTTGATTCTTATGAAGGCGACATCGTAGACGGATTGTGGCTGATTGAATTTGATAAACTGGTTAGCATACGTGAGTTAGTACGCTTTCCAGGTGGCAGGGTTCGCGTCGAAAATGGCAAGGCTTCATTTGAATGCCAAGCAAATGAGATCAGAACCTTAGGCAAAGTCATTTCAAAAACTGAGTATCTCTAAAAACTATGGCTGTCAGTAAACTAGCTAATGGAAAGTGGCAGGCGCAGTTTTTCCCTAACGGGCGAGACGGTAAACGTATCCGCCGTCAGTTCGCCACAAAAGGCGAGGCGCTGTCATATGAGAAACACATTAAAGCACAAGCGCAAGATAAGCCTTGGCTTGGTGAGAAGACTGATAAAAGACGAGTATTTGATTTAGTTGAAACTTGGTACAACGCGCACGGCATAACACTATCAGACGGACAAAAACGAAAAGATGCAATGGAGTTTGCCTGTAAAGCTATGGGTGATCCGCTTGCCACAGAGTTCAATGCGCGCGTCTTTTCAGCATACCGCGAGCAACGATTATCAGGAAAAATTACCCGCTCAAACCGCGTTAAAACGGTAACGCCCAGAACGGTTAATCTTGAATTGGCATATTTTCGGGCTGTATTTAACGAGCTTCGCCGCTTAGATGAATGGACGGCACCTAACCCGTTAGACAATGTCAGAGAATATAAAATAGCCGAGTCAGAAATGGCCTATCTAACCAGTGAGGAAATAAGAGCATTGCTAAAAGAATGTGAGCAAAGCCGTTCTAAAGACTTGCTGGCAGTGGTGAAATTATGCCTGGCTACCGGAGCGCGCTGGGGTGAGGCTGAAACATTGAAAGGAAATCAAATACGAGCCGGTAAAGTGATTTTCATCAAAACGAAGGGTAAGAAAAACCGCGCAGTTCCGATTAGTGATGCGTTGCTGGAAGAGCTTCCATCAAGCCGGAAGGCAAAGCCTCTCTTTTCATCTTGCTATGCCGCCTTCCGATCTGCATTAAAACGAGCAGAAATTGAAACGCCTGCGGGCCAATTAACTCACGTTTTACGCCATACCTTTGCATCACATTTTATGATGAACGGCGGAAATATTTTGGTGCTGCAACGCATCTTAGGGCATACGGATATTAAGGTAACAATGCGCTATGCCCACTTTGCTCCAGACCATCTTTCTGAGGCAATAAACCTCAACCCATTAAACGGGCTTTGATGGCAGCAAAATGGCAGCAGAGCATGTTACTATTTGTCATTAACTGCCACTATATGGCAGACTAATAAAATTAAAAATCAGTAACTTACTGTTTTTTCTGAAAACATTTTCGGACTCATAATCGCTTGGTCGCTGGTTCAAACCCAGCAGGGGCCACCAAATTTACCCAATGAAATCATATATTTAAGCCGCTCACCGAAGCGGTTTTTTTGTATCTGGCTTTTCGAGTGGCGGTAAAGTGGCGGTGCATTTTCACCGCCACTGACGCCCCCCCAACAGATTCGCCAGGCAAACTCACCTCAAAAGGACGTTTGATAATGCGATTACATATAGCCCTGCTCAGCACTTCATTATTATTTTCTTCGGTCGTTGCGGCTCAATCATCCGACGTCACTACACTGCAAAATAAGCTAAAGCCCTGGCAACCTTTGGAAGTTAATCTTAAGCAGGATCAGATCACGGTCGTGTTACCCGCCGCATCCGTCAATGATGAAACCTATAATGCAATAATCTCTAGTGGCGTATGCTCACCTATCTGGACAAAAGGCGTACCTGCTGGCTACCTCAAAAAAATCAAATTAATCAACGTCACCAATAAATTCAAAGCTAGCGGATATTCCTTTGAAAACCCGCTATCGACGTGCGATGAAATGAGTAAATTGATGGATAAGCCCGCTACGGCAGTAATGCTAGGCAATACCCACACTTACAAGGGTGGCGAATAGCACAAACAAAAAACCCCGTCAGTGCGGGGTTTTTTATCGGCATTGCATTTTAGTGCAGTAATGATGGCTGATATTCGTGCTTAGTATGCAAGGGCACGGGATTAATCTGCCCTGGCGTTACAATAATCACTGCCAGCGTTTCATGCGTTTTGAAAGAACAGCTGCAGTTGATATTCTGGCACTGGTGATAGCGTTCTTTTGTCTCTTTAGAAATATAACGGCTGCTTTTAGCGTGTGCGGCGGTCTGGCAAAGCGGACAATGCATCATTGGTGGCGTCTCCCTGTAAGCTCGTAGCTTTAATACTCCAAATCCCCAAAAGGAGCAACAACTTTCACTTATTGTGAATCATCTTTGTCTGATTCTGCCTGATACTCGACGTCTGACAACAAAACTTCAAAGTCCAGCTGCGTGGTATAGCCGCTGCTGCTAAGGCTATGCGTTACCTTGCTGATTAGCCACGGCTGCGCATCGATCACCGACTTAAAGCCGCTCACTCTGACCGGCGTCTCCGGGTACAGGTCAGCGCGCCCTATCGCGAGAGTTAGCGAAAACTCCGCAACGCCGCGCTGCAGCTTATCCCATTTTGCCTTAGCTGCCCGCATTGCTGCTGATTTGGTCGCGTAAACAGTCGTCAGCGTGAATACGTTGTCTTCAGTTCCCGCCAGATAATCTCCCTCCCTGGCTTCCGGCGTTTTGGCCTCGGCCGCCTTTTTCTTCTTTGCCGCCGGGTGCTCCAGCGCGCGCAGGTGCTTTATCTTCGGCTTGCGCTTTATCTTTACCTTTTTGGGCTTCGGGTCTTTGGTATGCAGCCAGCTCGCCGAGACGCCGGTATAAGCGCCACGGTCTGCGATACTGAAGCTGTGCCGGTCGCCATCCTGACGCGCGATGGTCATCTGCGGGATGGGCTTACCGCTGATAGTGACGCCGTTACCCGGCCGGATGAACAACAGCCGCCCAGCCTTTACCGCTGCAACAGCGCCATAAAGCGTGGCAAGGCGCGTCAGAAATTTGGCGTCGGTCTCCTGCGTCTGGTCGATGTGCGCCACGGCGATACCGGCGAAGCCGTCGGCCAGCATTGGCTTGAGCTTATTCCGCTCGGCTATCTGCGTCACGACCTCGCCCAGGGTTGTATCGTGATAGGACACTTCCCGACGGGAATTGAGCGTACCGCGAAAGTCCGCGCTACGGGCGCGAATTGTCATGGTATCCGGCGCGCCGTGGTGCTCTACCTCATCAACGGTAAAATCACCTTTCCCAAAAAGCGTTTGCCCCTTCCAGCCTAGAAACAGCTTTATTACCGCGCCACGTACCGGCATAGCCAGCTGTCCGTCGGCGTCGTCCAGCTCAATATCCAGCTGGTCAGCCTCAAAGCCACGGTTGTCGGTCAGCGTCATCGAGATAAGCCGATCCCTGATGTTGGTCGTAACGTCCTTAAAGTTAACCGTCAGCATAAAATCAGGCGTAAGCCGCGCCCCGGCCTGCACTGGCAGGCTGCTTATTCCGATCATCCGAGTAGCCCTCCCGCTGAGGAAACCAGATTACCGGCCGCCGACTTCACGCTGTCGATGGCTGACGTAAGCTGCTCTGGCAGATTACCGGCGCCACTGATAAGCCCGTCGGCCTGCTTTTTCAGGTCGCCAAACATTGACGTCAGAGACTCATCAACGCGCTTGAGGTTCAGCGTGAACATGATTTTACTGGCCGTCCCGTTAGGGAAAAACTCACTGAAAGAGTTGGAAATGCTCTCGATCACATACATGCCGTAAATCATGCCGCTGCCGCCAATCAGCGGCCACGCCATCCCTTCGTCGGCAAGCAGGCGAATAGTCGTCAGTGACACAGCCCCGCCGGTAATCTCTGGTCGCAGCTCCCCGGACAGCGTGATTTTCTCGTCGCCGGGCCCAATAAACTGCGCGGCCGGCCGCTGCCCGAATCGGCTGTTAGTCGGCCAGCGGTAGTCGATATTCTGCTGCAGATCCCCGTAAGGCAGGGTCTGGCGCATAAACGGCAGCATGCCATAAATCATCATCATCGTTTAATCCTCCCAGCCCATTTTGCTGCGGTTCTGCGCCTGCCGGTTGCGCTGCTCTTTTTCCCTGTGCTGCGCCATCAGCGCCAGCGCATCGTCTTTGCTCATGCCGTCGTGCATGTTGATTTCATACTGGTAGGTATTTTGGCTGCGGTCGGTATACCCGCCCCCGACAGACGGCGACGGAACCGGCTTGTACGAGCCGCCGCCGTAAGCAAGGTTATACTGCTGCCCGCCGGTATCGACGCCCGCGCCGCCTGTCGCCATCGGATCCGGGGATTTTACTTTGTCTTTCAGGCCGTCGGATTTAGTGTCGATGATGCCGAGCTTTTCCAGTACCCAGTCGATACCGCTGCGTAGCTGGCTCAGCGCCTCACTGGGTATTTTCAGCGCCTGCGCCAGCATGTTGCCAAACTTCTTACCCATCTCACCGGCAGACGCCAGCTCAGACTGCGTGGATTTCACCGGATCCAGCAGTTTACCGAACCAGTCCCACAGCTCGTTGAGCTTATTGCCCACCCATTCAAAGACGGGCTTTAGCGGGCTGAATGCATCCCCTATCGGCCCCATCGCGGCGCTGAACCCCTCGGCAACGCCAGCGATAAAGGCTTTGATTGGCTCCCAGTATTTCCGTACAAGAAGCGCCCCGGCCACAATTGCCGCCCCAACGGCGACTATTGGCAGCGAGATGGCGCCGAGCGCTGTTGCGATGGCGCCGCCCGCAATGCTGAATGCCGTACCGAGAAATCCCGCCCCGGCAACAAGCAGGTTAACGGCCGTAATAACCGGCCAGGCAACAAGCCCAATGGCGCCCAGCGCGCCTACAATAATCATCCCGGCTGCGGCGATTTTGGCTATGCCACTTGATAGATTTGGATTGGCCTGCACCCACTTATTTATCTGCAGCAGGAAGTTTGTGGTGTCCTGCGTAAGCGTGCGCAGGCTGTTGTCCATCTGGTCAAAGATATCGGTGCCGAGCGCCTCGTAAGCTGACTGCAGCTCTTTGAAATCGCCGCCGAGGTTGTCCTGCTGCACGTCAACCAGTTTTCCCGTGCTGCCGTCGGATCCCTGAAACGTCTTTGTCAGCTTGTCCAGCTCACCATTGGCCGCGTTTTTCATCAGGGTGACGGCTGAAGACGCTGCCTCTTCCCCGAAGATGGTTTTCAGGTATTCCGCCTGCTGCGCCGTGCCGAGTTTGTTTTTCTCAAATGACTTCTGCAGTTCCTTCAGAATAGTGAAGAAGGGGCGCATGTTGCCTTTGCTGTCGGCAGTTTTGACGCCCAGCTCCTTGATGGCTTTGAAGGCTTCGCCGGTTGGCGCCTGCACGCGCAGCAGCATGGCACGCACTCCCGTTCCGGCCATGCTGCCCGTTGTGCCTTCTTTTGCGAGCGCCCCGATCATGGCCGTCGTCTGCTCGACACTGACGCCAGCGTTTTTCGCAACCGGCGCGATGTAGGTCAGCGCATCGTTTAGCCCGTCAAAGTCGGCGGCGGTTTTGTTAAGCGTGGCGGAAATCACATCGCCTAGGTGGGCAACCTGACTGTTAGCCAGCCCGAAAGCGTTTTTCGTGCTCATCAGCAGCTTGGCGCTTTCTTCCATCGTGCGGTTATTGGCTAGCGACATATTCAACGTAACCGGCGTAGCCGCCTTGATGTCGTCAACGTTCCCGCCAGACTTGGCGATGATGATTTGCGCCTGAGCGGCGTCATTCGCCGAAGCGGCGGTGTTGTCGCCGATGCTGCGCGCCTGCGTGCGCAGGGACTGGAATTCAGGCGAGTTTTTATCAAGGCCGAGGGTTGCCTGCAGCGTTGAGTTTGCCAGGGCAAAGTCATAGCCGGGGCGCAGCACCGATGAAGCCGCAACCGCGCCAACCGTCGCCGCTCCGACACCGGCGGCGTCCGCGTTGCGCACCCTGGCGGACAGCTCCTGCCCCTTGCGGTAGCGCTCACTGGTCATGTTCAGCCGCTCCTGCTGCGCGTTCAGGCGCTGCAGCTCCTGCTTCTGGCGGCTCAGGCTGACGGTTGCCTGCGCCGAGTCGGTTTTAAGGCGCTGCTGCTCGCTGCTCAGGTTGCGCGTGGAAATCCCTGCGTCACGCAGCGCATCGCGCTGCTGCTGCACCGACTGGCGCAGCGCGTTAGATTTGGTCTGCAGCTCAACCGCCGCCTGCCGCGCCTTCTCCAGTGCGCGGGCCTGCTGCGCGGTCGGGCGCTCGGCATTCTTGAATGCCATTGCCAGCGCTGCCGCCTCCTGCTTTGCGTCCTTGAGGTTTTGCTGCGTGACAGCCAGCTGCGCGCTGGCTTTGCGAAAGCCATCGATTTTGCCCGCCTGCGCGTCCAGCTCCTTGATGGTTGCCTGCGTCTGGCGTATGTCAGACGACAGATTTTTAGCGGCGGCCTGTACGGCCTTGAAGGGGCGCGAGGCTTTGTCTACCGCATTCAGCAGCACCTGCACCTTGAGGTTATTGCTCATCCGGGTTTGCTCCGCTGCGGATAAAGGCTTTATGCCGCCAGTCCATCAGCTCGGCCAGCGGCATGTCGTACATCTCGGAGGGTTGCCAGTGGAATATCGTGGCGATGTCGGCCATCAGGTCATTAACCGTCAGGCCGTGCGGCCAGTCTATTCGTCCGACTTCGACTGCAAAAAACCGATCACCTTGCCGCCCAGCACAATCAGGTCAACCGGATCGAGGGCGTTACACTCGCTCTTTGTCAGCGCTGGCAGGGTGATGCGCGGCAGCACGGTCAGCAGGGCGTCTACGTCCGACTGGCACAGATCGGCCAGGCGCACGCCGCGTAGACTTCCGGCCGTTGGCTTAATGACGTCAATCTGCTTGATTTCGGTGTCGCCGCGCTTCAGCGGGGTTTCCAGTACAACGGTATTTTCGTTCTGTTCCATGTTCGCTATCTCTGTTCACTGTAGTCAGGTAAGGCCAGCGCCGCGCCGGGCGCCAGCGTCAGGGTTAAAGCAGGCCGAGGTTCTTGCGGCGCTGCTCCAGTCGGTCGGTGCCGTTGACCTTCTCCACCATGTTGATGGTGTCGATCTCAATCAGCTCTTTGCCGTTAAAGGTCAGCTTGTAATAGGTGTTCTTTGAGGTGACTTTGATTTCCGTATCCTCGCCCTGCTTGGCCTCACCAAAATCAAAGGTCTGGTGTTTACCGCGCACCTCAATCTCTACCGCGATTTCCTCGCCGGTATCGTCGCGCTGGTAGGAGCCGGTAAAGCGCAGGGGAATGTCAGAGGCGCCCCACTGCGTGAGAACCAGCTCATCCATGCCGCCGATGCTCCACTCCATATCGAGCGCGTCATCTTCCAGACCGTTATCAATAAAGGCCGCGCCGCTCATGCCGCCCGCGCGGAACGGGTCGAGCTTGCGCGCCAGCTTGGGCAGCGTGACGGCGGTCACGACGCCCTGATAGCTGTTGGCGTCGTTGAAAAGGTTCATGCCCTTCAGTTTGCGTGGCAGTGCCATTTATCCAGATCCTCAGCTGTTAACGGACGCGGCGAAGTTCGCCAGATAGGTGTCGGTGATGCGCTGGCGAAGGGTCAAATCTTCCAGCGGCGGAACCGGCGTATAGTCGTAGTCGATAAAGAGTTTGCCCGCCTTCAGGCTGTCTTTGTCGTTGGCGCTCTCGTCGTACCAGGCAGACGCGCCCAGCAGATAACCGGCGCTGACCAGCTCGCGGAATTTCGCGTTGATGCCCGCGATAATTTCGCGCACCAGTACCGGCGTCAGCGGCTTGTCTACTGCCCACATGTGCGCCTCGGCCATCGTATCGGCCAGCACCTGCGCGGTGCGGGTGTAGTTCTCAAACTGGAAAAGCGGGTCGTCGCTGCAAGTGCGGTTGCCCCAGAAGCGAAAGCCATCCTTGCGGATCAGCGTGGTGACGTCCGCCTCGTTGAGCAGGTCGGCGTCGGTGCAGGTCTGCTGCAAATCCCAGAATACCGACGCGGAGATGCCGGTCACGCCGTTAACGCCGACGTTGGACAGGGTTTTATGCCAGCCCGTGTCGTTGTCGATTTTGGCGCGCAGGCCCAGCGCGCGTGCGGTCGCGTATGCGGTATCGGATTTGCTGGTCGTGGTGTTCCAGGCGAGGAAATCCGGCCAGATCACCATGACTTCACGCTGGCTGAAGTTCTGGCGATACAGGCGAGCGTCGGAAATGGTTTTGCACTCCCACGCCGAAACGTAGGCGAAGGCGCGCAGCTGCTGCGCGATGCCCGCAAGCGCGGTTGCCACTTCCAGTGAATCCAGCCCCGGCACGCCGAGAATGCGCGGCTTGACGTCAAGCTGGGTCTGCGCGGCAAGCAGCGCTTTCATGCCCGTATACTGGCCGTTTTCATCCGTGCCGCCGATGATGTTAGAGATGGTTTCGGCCTCGTCGGCGCCTTCCGCCACGCGCACCACGACGGTGACGGGCTTTGACTGGTCGGCGATGGCCTGCAGCGCGGCGGCGAGCGTACCTTTTTTGCCAGCCTTGCCGACGGCGCCCTGCACGTTGGTGATCAGCACGGGCGTATTAAGCGGGAAGGTTGCCGCGTCTGCATCCTGCGCGGTGCAGACCATGCCCACGATTGCGGTTGATACGGTGGAGATGGTGCGCGTGCCGTCGTTGACTTCGACGACGCGGACACCGTGATGATAATCTGCCATCTGTTGCACTCCTGATTAAAGGTGTGCTCAGGGTGTCAGGTCAGGCGGGGCTTCGCATTTTGTCATGGCCCGCTGGTATATCACCAAACAGATTCACGCAGGGTGCGCTGCCGCTCCGCCGGGATATAGCGATAGAGCGTTTTTACAGATACTTCAAGAACAAGAGACACCTGCTGTAGCGTCGCCCCTTTGGCGATCATTCTTTCAGCTTTGGCTATCACTTCGCCGGTCATAATCCGGCGCCTGCCTCCAATTCTTCCATGCTCTCGCGCTGCGGCCAGCCCGGCGCGGGTGC